GCGATCCCGTCCCACCTGACCGCCTGGGTCGAGGACGCCTGGGATGGCGATCTAATGCGGGGCAGGATCAAGGGTGGGGCGGCAGTCCTCCGAGCGGCCCACTCCTGGGTAGATACCGAAGGCGATCCCGAACTCAAGGCGAGCTATAAATATCTGCACCACCATATCGGGCGTAATGGCAAAGGCGGGGCCGCGAACGTCAGGGCTGTCACGACCGCCCTGGCGAACCTCAACGCCCGCAGGACGTCCATACCGGAGAACGACCGGCGTGGGGTATACAGCCACCTGGCCCGGCATCTCCGCGACGCTGGCCGGAAGCCGTCCGAGCTACGGTCTGCCGGACTGCCCGACAACTCCAAGCCATTTCCCAACTTCCACGCCGTACGAATCAGGGAGCCGGAGGACTTTGGCCGGTTCCGCACCACGACCGAGACGCTGGAGGGCGGCGAGTTCGACGGGAAGCAGATCGAAATCCTACACGGTCGCGAGGCGGAGACGGGTGATTGGGAGATTGCCAGCTTCCACCTACCGGCTGAGGAATGGACGGTCGACGAAGCCCGCGAATGGGGCGAGACCCACGGGGCCATTAAATTTGAGCCAGCAACCGGCGAGGACGACTCCGACGCAACGGATGAAGCCGCCTCCGACACGGCTCCCGAAGCCGCCTTGGACACGGCAGAACGGACGTTACGCCTCCAACGGATCAAGCTCGCCCTGCATGGAATACACAACACACAGGAGCAATGAATTGAACACGCATAACATGAGGAAAGAGGCCAACGCCCTCCTCGGCCAGGCTGAGGCATCACTGAAAGACGGTGAAGTCGAGCAGTTTGAGAGGATGATCGCGGACGCTACGACCAAGATGGCAGAGGCCGACAAGGTCGATCAGGCCGCGTCGCAGTTGAAGGTTCTTCAGGGCGAGTTCAGCCGCCCGACCAATAGCGTACCGATAGCGGACAAGGACGTCGCGGCATACGACGCGACCGACACGGGCGCGATCAACAAGGCGTCCTATAAGCCCAGTGCCTGGGTTAAGGGGCTTCCGGCGATGGCGCAGCCGCTATGGGTGCAGGAGCAGATGGGCCACACCCAGAAGGAGGAAGCCCGGTTCCAGACCGACACGTTCGTGAAGTGGCTCCGCAGCCCGTCCGACGACGTGTTCTGGAAGACCGCATCGGTGGACGAAGTGAAGGCGATGCAGGAGGAAACGGACGCCGAAGGAGGCTTCTTCGTCCCTGAGCAGTTCATATCCCAAGTAATTAGAGATCCGGGCGTACCCGGTTCTCAGCTACGACCGCTCTGCACGGTGATCCGCGTGTCGTCCAAGGACGGTTACGTTCCCACTATGGGATCGGCGACCTGGGCAGCGATTGCCGAGGAAGCCGCGTTCAGTGACCAGACGCCCACGGTCGGTCAGGTATCGTTCTCGCTGGAGAAATCCGGCGGTCTGATCAAGACGACTCGTGAGTTGCTGGAGGACTCCGCGGTGAATCTCCCGGCGTTGCTGACGCAGATATTCCAAGAGGCTGCGGGCAGGTTTGAGGATACCGGGATTATCAGCGGTAACAACACGACGCAGTATGCGGGGATCATGTCCGATGCCAGCGTGGCGTTCTACACGATGGCAAACGCGACGAGCGTAGTCGGGGCTGACTTGATCGGGACGTACTACGCCCTCGAAGCGCAGCACCGGGCGAACGCGACGTGGGTCATGAAGTCCACGATGGCCGCGCTGGTCAACTCAATTGCTATAACCGCCGCTGGCGTGCATAGCATCCCGAGCCTGACCGCTGCACCAGCGGACTTCATCTTGGGCAAAAAGAACCAGTTGGTTGATGCGACGAGTGGCCTGGGCGGCAACATCACCTCCACCGAGAAGATCGCGATTTTCGGTGACTTTAGGCAGTACTACATTTTCGACAGGGTCGGCTTCACGATCAGGCGCAACGACAGCCTCTACATGGGGAACGACCAAGTCGGTTTCTTCGCCTCACGGCGAGGTGACGGTCAGGTCGGACTGGCGGCAGCGTTCAAGATTCCCAGAGCCGCATAACGTAGCGGTACAAGTGGGGGCGGGGCTTCGGCCTCGCCCCCTGGGGGGGATATATGCCCAAGGCGCAATGCCTGGTCAATGTAACGTTCGGTGCGACCGGGGAGGTCTACGAGATGGGCGAGGTCTACGACGTCCCCGCCGCGATCCTCAAGCGATACCCAGACTACTTCAAGCGGGCGGCCAAGCCCAGGAATAAACAGGCCGAGACCTCGGAGAATAAATAGTGGCGACCCGGCATACATACGCGACCGCTGACGACCTCCGCGACTACCTCGCCGGGACGAGCTATTCGTCCGGCTGGACGTCTGACGCGGGTTCGATACGGCGCATCCTGGAGGCGGCTAGCCGGAGGATTGACGACTACTGTGGCGGCGGTACGTTCGGGCCGCTAACCGAGACCCGGTATTACGACATCGGCTCCGGCGGTCTGCTCAACTCCCCGCAGTTCCAGACGATGTCGATAACGGACGACATCAAGACCTCGATGTCGACGCCCGGTGTCGTACCGCTCGACGGCTGGATCGTCAGCCCGACAACGGTCACGGCCTACGGCGGGACAGACCGGGCCACCTCGGAGACGTTGACCGAGGGGTATAACGCGGACTTCTGGTTGATGCCCTACAACTCGGCCCCGAAGACGATCATGAAGTTGAACGAGGACACGACCAAGGGCTTCAGCGGAGGCCAGCAGACCCTGTCGATCCTCGGCACGTGGGGCTATACCGCTGATACGGTCAGTGTCACGACGGCTGATGCGATAGGGTCAACGACAGCCACATCGGCATCGGTAACATCTGCGACCGATCTCGGCCCCGCGCAGACAATCCTGATCGACTCGGAACAGCTATATATCACGGCGATCTCTGGCAATACATTAACGGTGGAGCGAGGCGTCAATGGATCAACGGCTGCGACTCATAGCGGAGGGGCGTCCCTCTACCGGTACGACTACCCGGAGCTTGTTGTCCAGGCCTGTCTCGACCTGTCCAAGATCGTATTCCGAGACCGTGACCTGGGAGCCGCCACGACTATCGGCTCCGGCGAGGCCGCGATCAGCGGTGCAGCCGGCGAGATCAATTCGATCCTGATGACCCTCGATCAGTATCAGGCGACCGGCACCAGCAACGGGGTGTTCTTCTGATGGCGACCCCGACGACAACGTTCAAAATGAACGGCCCCATGTTTGAAACTCCGACCCAGGTCGGCCTCGGCTTTGCGGAGGCGGTCAACCGGGGCCTCCTCGACCTCGCGACTATCGAAGGGGCGAACAAGGTCAAGGAGCAGCTATATCCCGGTCACGGTCGCATCACCGCGAACTTGCGGAACCATATCGGGGCGTCCATCGTCCGCGACTACGTCTCCCAGGTTGACGCCGGGGAGGCGCGGTACGGTGCCAATCTGATTTATTCAAGCTGGGTAGAGGGGATCAGCAAACGGAACAAGACCTCGGTCTTCAAGGGCTACGGGATGTTCCAGAACGCCTACGATCACATCAATAATAACCCCAAGCTTTACGAGGACTACATCGGGGACGCCCTAATCGAGGCGTTCGATTGAGCCGGTCGGGGGCGTTGGCCCAGATCGACACGCTTCTCGCGGCGATCTCCGACCCGGCCTTCGTCGCGGTGCATCGCGGGGAGCCGCTGGCGATCGCAGGGACGCCGGTGGTGGCGTTCTGGCTGACGGGACGACGGAACGACTTCGAGACCCTCGCGGACATCGGATCGCGGGTATCGGTTACGGTGCGGGCTTACTTTCGGATGCAGGACTCGGCAGACGTGCGGGAGAGTATCGAAGAGGAGGTCTGGGACGCCATGTACCAGATCGACAGCCAGCTCCGCTCGGACGCCGACCTGGGCGGCAACGTCACCGACTCGTCAGTCGGGGCCGCGACGGTCGGATATCAAAATATGTCTGGCGGAGTGTTCCGCACGGTGACCGTCCCGTATGAGATGGAGTTACTCGGCGAGGTCACGATCACGCCATAGGAGGCCCCAGGATGGCCGTAGAGCGATGTTTCGCAGGAGGTAGTGTATGGCTAAGGTAACCGGCCTGAACGTCCGGCTCTACGTCGAGGGGTATGACCTGTCCGGCGACGCGAATGCCCTGAACGGGATGGGATATACGAACGAACTCCTCGACGTGACGACGCTCGACGTATCGGCCCGCAAGCGAATCATCGGGATCGTAGACGGGGAGATCAGTGTCGATGCGTTCTTCGACCCTGCGTCCTCCAAACAGCACGCGGTATGGACATCGAACAGCGGCAAGCTCCCGACCGCCGACCAGGAGGTTCTCGTCCCGATGGGTTCGGCGGTGGGTGATCCCTGCGTCGGGCTGGTGTCTAAGCAGGGGACTCTCACCACGACCCGGTCTCCCGGCTCCGCAATAGCGGCGACCGCCACCTTCACGGCTAACGGCTCCGGCCCTGAATTCGGGAAAATGCTTACCGCTCACGACGACACAATCACGTCCTCCACGTCAGGGACTGCCGTGGATGACTCCGCATCGAGTGCCAGCGGTGGGTCATGGTATTACCAGATTCTGGCATTCTCGGCAGTCGGCGGGAATGCCCGGTGGACAGTGAACCTACAGCACTCATCGGACAATAATACGTATACAGATGTGTCGTCGGCCCATGTGACGGCAATCGGGGCCGCCAGGGCTGAGTTCTCTGGAACGCTCAATAGATACGTCAAGCATCGGGTCGTTAGGGATGCATCGACTGGGTCGATCACATTCGCAATCGGATACGTCAGGTCATAGGGAAATTTTAGGAGGAAATCATGGCGAAGCAAACTGGTCTGGGCGACTACGTGGCAGTGGACGACAGCGGCGGAACCGTCAGGGACATCTCCAATGACATCGGCGATTACGGGATCAACATCGCGCAGGAGTTGGTCGAGACCACCGGCCTCGACAAGTCGGCGCGGGAGCGGATCACGGGTATGAGCGATGGAGACGTATCGCTCAACGGGTTCTTCAACGCGACATCGAACAAAAGCCATGACGTTTTCAAGACCCGCACCGGAACCCGGACGTTCGACCTCCGAGTCGGAGGCAACACCTCAAGCAACCCGAAACTCGCGATGGAGATGCAAGTCGCAAGCTACGCGATCACCAGGGGGTCAGACGGGGCGTTGACGTGGTCGGCCACGCTAAACCTGGCCGATGGCACCGTCCCGACCTGGAGTACCGTGGCCTGATGGTCATCAGCACAAACGGGGCCAAGCCCTTCGTCATCCAGCGGCGGAGGGCTGTTCTCGAATTCGCCCAGCCGGAGTATGAGGGCATCCGAATCGAGGCACGGCTGGACGTCGATCTGCGGACGTTCCTCGACCTCCAGCAACTCGCGGGCGCGGCGGACAATAACCCGGAGGGTCTGCGTGCCGCGTTTACCATGTTCGGCGACGAGATTCTTGACGCCTGGAACTTGCAAGACGAGGACGGCAGGGTGCTGACAGCGGACGCGGCGGGCTTTCTATCTCTGCCGCCTGCGCTCGGCACCGCGATCCTCGGAGCCTGGAGCGAGGCCGCGACCACGGCGGGGGAAGCCTTAGCCTCGGCATAGCCCGCTGGAAGGCTGTGCGAGGCGGCACGTATCAGGACGGCAGGCCGGTCGTCAAGCCTGCCGAGTTAGAACTGGCCGAGATTGTGGACGGTATCTGTCAGCGGTATAGCTGTCTGCCGTCCCAGCTATTGGCCGAGGACGTAGGAATACTACGGATGCTGGCAATCGTGAGCGAAGGTAAATTGGAGGACGAGTCGAGTGGCTAACACGGTCACGATAACGGTCGACGCCGACACCAAGAAGGCGGAAAAGAACGTCAAGGGCATGGGGACGAAGTTCAAGTCTGCCATGAAGGGCGTCGCCGTGGCGGCTGGTGGTCTGACGCTAGCCGCTGGAGCGG